AGAAAATATTGTAATTATATTAGTGGTTGGTTTTTTAGTATGGAAAGTCAGTTTGTGGGGATTGATTCTTTTGTTGGCATTAAATAGTTTAGTCAGAAAAAATGAAAAATAAACCTACAGTAATAGAGAAAGGGAACGGAGGAAAAATAATACTTGATTTATGCGGAGGAACCGGAAGTTGGTCAAGACCTTATAAAGAGGCTGGATATGATGTGAGGCTTGTTACCTTACCAGATAATGATGTTAGAACTTACAAGTTACCTGATGAATCTATTTACGGTATTTTAGCAGCTCCTCCTTGCACGATGTTTAGTGATGCCCGGACAAATGCTAAAACACCAAGAGACTTGAGAGGCGGTATGGAAATAGTACAAGCGTGTTTGAACTTGATTTATAAAGCACAATACAGAACTGAAAGTGACCAACAAAAATATTCACCACTTAAATTCTGGGCTTTGGAAAATCCTTGGTATGGAAGATTGAAATGGTTTTTGGGTTTCCCGAAGTTCAATTTTAGTCCTTGGGAGTTCGGAGATGCCTACAAAAAACGAACTGCTATATGGGGATATTTTTCAGAACCTTTTAAAACAACAACTGATATTAAAAGTGTAATGACCGAACAACAAATAGAGAAACATAAAACAAATAGTCAAGAGTTGCCTAAATTTGATTATATGGCAAGTAAAGACATTCACCCGGAATACTTTGGTAAGTTTGATAGACAAACAAGACGTTCAATTACACCTAAAGGATTTGCAGAAGCGTTTTTTAAATCTAATTTATGAAAAATAAACCTACAGTAATAGAGAAAGAGATATGAAATCTGAATTACATACGAAATTACAGCAAAAGGGAGCAATCTATTTATTAAACAAAGGGTACTGGATAAGGACTTTGGAAATGCCATCACCAGTTGGGATAATAGACGTTTGGGGAATAAGCAACAGTAATAGATATGAAACAACAGCGATTGAGGTTAAAGTGTCAAAAAACGATTACAACAGTCGTAGTCAAAAATATAAAGAATTTTCATCAGAGAACTTAGCTAATAATTGTTATTTACTATGTCCTAAAGGTTTAATCACAGAACCTCGTCATCCTAACTGGGGGTTACTCTGGTATGACGAAGTAACAGACAGATTAGGACTTATTAAAAAACCAATACGATTTGAGATGAGTGAATTAGCCAAAATACATATTATGGTTCATCTATTCCAAAACACACAAAATAATCCAGACAAGTTATTAAATTATGAAAAATAAACCTACAGTAATAGAGAGAATAAGGAGGATAAAAGAAATCCTTGGAAAAGGAGTAAAAGTTGAAGTAAAAAGCTATCCGTTACAAGGTTGGGAATGCCCCAACTGTCATAGAGTATGGTCACCATATAGAGCTAGTTGCGACTGTGTTGATAATTTAATATGAAACCCAAAAATAAACCTACAGTAATAGAGAAAGATGTGAATATAAAAAGGGTAATTGTAATGAAAAACAATAACTACTACGTTTGTAAACCAACTGAGAATGGTTGGAAGTGTGGTAAGTGCTTGTTTGGTTTAATAAATCCATTTGCTGTTAAAAGTAGAGATGATAGTTGTTTGAGATGTGGTGCTAAGTTACATGAAACGATAACGGGAAGTAATTATTTTAATATGGAGTCTTATCAACCATGAAACCTAAACTTAAACTATTTTTCAATAAGCACGAAGATATAATATCTTTTTATTTAGGTCTTTTATTCTTTGCTGTTGCTTTAGGAGTAGGTGTAGGTATTTTAATTTACTAAGATGTTGTATTTCGCATTTCTAACAATAGGATATATAGTAGGAGTAGTTTTTACTTTGTTTATAATGAAAGAATGAAAAGAGCACTAATAACCGGAGCAAATGGATTTGTAGGCAAGCATCTTGTCCGGGAACTCAAAGCAAACGACTATGAAGTATTCTCTACTGATCGGGAGAAGATGAATCTTCTTGACTACGAAGCAGTTCACGCAACCCTCAGAAGAATAAGACCTGATTATATTTTCCACTTAGCGGGAATAGCTTTTGTCCCTACATCCTGGACTGATCCAAAACTTGTTATGGAAGTTAATACAATCGGATCACTCAACCTCTTTGAAGCAATCAGATCCACAGGACTTAATCCTATTGTGCAGATAGCCGGATCATCTGAAGAATATGGATTAGTTCAAGAAAATGAATGTCCCATTAATGAAGATAATCCAATCAGACCAATGAGCACCTATGCAGTTTCTAAAGTTGCAATGGACTTTCTTGGCTATCAATACTTCAAGAGCTATGGCATCCGCATAATAAGAACCAGAGCTTTCAACCATGAAGGCTATGGTAGAGGTGAACAATACATGACTTCCTCGTTTGCGAAGCAAGTAGTTCAAGTTGGTAATGGGATGAAGAAAGCAATTCAACATGGTAACTTATTAGCAAGGCGGGATATAACAGATGTAAGGGATATGGTTAGAGCTTACAGATTGGCTGTTGAAGGGGGTGAACCGGGGGAAACATACAACATTGGACTTGGGAAAGCCTACTCGGTTCAGGAGATCTTAGACAAAGTAATTAAGATTGGTGAGCAAAGATACCCTGGAGTAGATTTTAAAACTGTGGAAGATTCTTCCCGGCTTAGACCATCTGATGTTCCACTTCTTATTTGTGATTCTTCTAAGTTTGTAGCAAAGACTGGGTGGAAACCCGAATATTCAATCAATGAAACACTTCTTGAGGAAATTAAATATTGGGAAGATGAGTTCAAAATTGACATTGGTTCAAAGATTTAGGGTATAATTAAAAGTCATGAAGGACAAATTCAATAATTTCTTCAACAAATGGAACGGTAAACCTTGTGAGGTAAATGATCCATCAAACCTCAATCAATGTATGGATCTTGCCTATGCTTGGTGTGATGAACTTGAAGTTCCACGAGATGCAATCAGACATTTATACGCCTACGAAGTTTATACAAAGCCAAACGATATTACAATTAAGTATTTTGAGATGGTTCCCAATACCGCACTTGCAGTTCCAAAGGTGGGAGATCTTGTTGTATTCAAAGGCGGAACTGCCGGACATATTTCCATTAGATCTGAAGGTGCTTCCGATACAAACTCCTTTGAGTCTTTTGATCAGAACTTTGGAAACACAGTAAATAAATGTGGTTTAATTAGACATCCATACGATAACGTATTAGGTTTTTTGAGGTTCAGAGTAGAGAAAGAACCGGAGATAACTGAGCAAACAATTCTTCCAATAATTGATGCTCATGGAAAAAAGATGGAAGTCCAGGCTGTAAGAAGTAAACTTGCCGATCAGGATAATGAGATAGCAAAACTTAAAACCGATAAAGATTATTTGCTTAGGGATATTGACAATTTGAACATAGAGAAAGAAGCTCTAAATACACACATAAACAACCTTGAAGGACTCCCCAATGCTATTCATGACGTTCTATATGGTTCAGGTTGGTGGTGGGTTAAGTGGGCGAAAATAAAAAAGCTTGTTCCTGAACAATCATAATATATGACAAAAAAATCAAGTACCGCATCCGAGGATTCCATGTTCGAGGAATTACAATCTATGAATAAGAGGCTTTATGATCTTGATGAAGATGTTAATAGAATTGATCGGGATCTTTCTAGTGATCGCAAGGACATTGAGCAACTTAAAACAACTCAAGCAGGAATCAACAACAAGTTAGATAGTATTATGGAACTTCTTACCCGCCTTCAAATAAAAACCAAAGATGCTGTTAAGGATGCAGTTAGTGAAGCCAATGCTCCAATGGAAAAACAAATGAAACAGTTTGTAAACAAGAAGGTTATTCGGGTTCGTATCCCAGCTATTAAATTTTCAGAAAGGATAAGAAAAATGTTTGGAGGTGAGTAATATGGACTTTCAAGAATTTGCAATGGCAGGATTTGTCTTAATAGGGTTAGTTAACGGTGTTCAACTAGCAGTAGACAGAAATTGGCATGGCTTCATTAAATTTTCTATAGCAGTTCTTGCTGGTGGACTATTCGGCTATTTAGGTTGGTTCGGACTTCCAAGTATTGAAACTGGTCTTGCTGTGGGTATCTCAAGCTCAGGTGTTTATAAAATAGCTCAGAAAATAGGAGGAGAATGAAGCGTCTAGTTGACACAATTATAAAAATTGGTATAAGGTTATTATTGTTACCAATAATTTTATTATATATTTTACCTATACATTTATTCTATCTGGTAACTGGAAAGAGAATAAAAGAGGTAAAAAGTAAATAATATGTTTGACGATAATACGCAGGAAAGTAATAAGATTCCTCAGAATCCGGAAGCGAAAGCCTTCCGAAAATCTCATTGGACTATTGATAAAGGTATTGAAGATGGTCAAATTACCGCAGGGGAAGTTGATAAGAATCATGTTGAATTTCTTAAAAGCACAGAATTTATTGAGGAGGTGAGGGAAGGTGGAAAATAAAGAATCGTTAGATAAAATGAATATGGGTAAGCTCTGGGCGTTAGCAAGATCCAGAGGCATTGACTTCAAAGGTAAAAAGAAAAAGGATCTTATTGCAGAGATGATTGCAATGGATCAGAAAACTGAAAAGGTTGAAAAAGAGGTTGACAGAATTAAAGAAGAACCTAAGAAAGAAACCACAAAAAAGAATGAAGCTTTGGTTGAAGCAGTTCTTTCAGATGGAACTAAAGTTCTTATCCCGGCTAAAGATATAACTCCAGCAGGGAAAGAAAAAGAAAAAGGAATTGTAATAATTAAGTCAGTAGATGGGCGTGATCTAGAAGCTTCAGTTGGGAATACACATTGGTTGGGTAAAACAATTGAGGTTCCTATTGAACAGGAAGATGAAGTTAAAAGACTACTTACTGAAGGTGGATTTTATTTTGTATGAGCAAGAAATCAAAAAAGGTTAAAGATCCGAATGTAAAAACATTCAGCCTTACTGATATGATGATGGCTGATCTTATGTTTTTCCTTAGACCTATGAAGGAAAGACAGCAGGAAATGTTGTTCTGGTCAAAGAGTTTAGAAAGGGTACAGAATGATATAGTTAGGAGCCAGGGAATAGATCCGGAAAAGTTTCAGGTTGATTGGAACGAGGCGTATAAAACAGGTAAGATGGTTTGCACAAAGATTCCTGATCCTGTTGTAATTGAAAAAAATGGAAACAAAAATAACAAGAAGTAAGCTCTTAACAACAGATTCGACTTGTATTGAATGTGGCAATATTTTTAAGGTGAACATTGAGGAAATATCTAGATGGAAAGATAAGAAGATTCCACTACCTACTAGATGTAAGGCGTGTAGAAGATATAAACTAATAGAGAATAAATTAAAGAAAGTAACTAAGGTCTGTTTTCAGATTCTTAAAAAGATAGGAAATTCTTATGAATATAAATTACAAGAGAAGCCGAGCAAGAGAAACAAAACTGAAAAAAGCTCTTGAAAAGGAAGGCTATTACTCTATTAGAGCTGCTGGAAGTAAAGGCATAGCAGATGTTATAGCAATCAAACCTGCCAAGTGTGGAAATGCTTTCCACTATGAAGTAAGGTTTTTGCAAGTTAAAGTATCTGAAAAGCTCCGTAAAATCCAACACCTCTATACTGTAAAAGATTCTCCTTGCGGAATGATTAATGTTGAATTTATTAAATATCCTGTAAAATCTAAAAAGTGGCATGAGCATACAAGACACCTCAATAAAAGAACAGTTAAAAAAAGGATTCCGCCATCCAAATAAACAACCGGGTTGGACAGATGCAAGTTACAAACCCTCAAAGACACTTGATGAAGCAAACTACTTAGGAGATGAGGAATACCACGATAGCTTAGGAATCCATAATCCTTTGTGGCGTTATATTATAAGAAGGTACACAGTTGAAAAAGAAGCTCCTCTTTTAGTAATAGGTTTTCAAGCCCTTCCTTTAGCAATAGAGTTATCCCAATGGACTTATCCGGTAAATTTAATTCTCAAAAACGAAAATGAAAAAAGGCAAGCTGAAAGTGATGCTAAAAGACAAGCTGGTTTTTTCAAAAATATTCGAATAGATGGAGAGGGTTATCCTAAAAGTAGAATTGCAATCTTTATTGGAATTATAGATAATCTCCCGGATCGTAAAGCAACAGAGTTTGTTAATTATCTTCTCAAGGGGGTGAAAGAAGTTGTGTGTTCCGTAAAACCAAACCGGGACTGGGGAAAGATATTGGGAAAAAGAATTGTAGATGCACTAAGATATAATAAAGGTAAGTGTTTATTGTTAAGACTAAACTAAAATGTTATTACGAAGCTTAGAAAAAAAGTGGAAGAAAATAGGTAAAACAAAAGACCAAATTAGAAAACTTCGCTATTGGTATAAAAATAAAGAAAAATTCCTCAAAGAAAGAAAAAGTTTGCGTTGGGCGGGCAATGGAAAGATTACTTAACAGACTTCATAACCTTCATAGGTCGCTTTGTATCAATATCTACCACCTTAAATACCCTTTTTGGTGTATTTTTCGAAGCTACAACTTCACTAGAAGCTTTCTGAGAGGTGTTTCTAATTTTAGACGATACTCTAGTCATCCCAAGATATGTTCCTAATCTAAGCCACTCCTTCGGAGGCTTTCTCTTGAGTACAATTGCTAGTCCGGTAAAAAAGTAATACCAAAACGCTGCTGTTAAAACTATTAGAAAATCCAAGATGTTAGCAAAACCATTGGAAACCTTAGAAGCAGCAACTGTAACCGTATCTTCTACTTTTTGTTCTGATTCTTTTGCTGGAAAATCACCCAGATATTTTTCCGGGATTAATGGAAATGCCATAATTTATTTTACCACTTATTGACTTGGATTGTTTGGATTACCTTTTGTATTCCTTCCAATTCCTCTAGTAAAATCTTGTCTATCAATCATCCCCGCATGTTTTCTACAAAGCACCCGAAAATTGCTCATACTACGAGTCTTGCCTTTCACAAACATTCCTGTTTCGGTATCATGCCTACCACCACCCGCAATATGATCAATAACAAGATCACCTTCGTGGTCGTTTGAAGGATACGAACACTTTCTGCCTTTGACTGCAAACACTTCTTCTCTGGTATATCCAAAGCGTTGCCTCTCCATTGCTTCTCTCTGTGCTTTTAGTTGTGATGGATCACTCATATTATTTACCTGTTACCCTGGACCAAATCCAGGTAGCAAAACCTCCTACAAATAAAGTAATTACTGCTGCAATTCCATAAGCATAACTTCTGAAATCTTCAAGAACATCTACTCGGTGTTTGACATCTTTAATTTCTACCAAGATTTCCTTTCTTAAATCAGTAATTGCGTCATAAATTTCTTTTTGTGTAACTTGTGCCATGTCTTAGAAAAAAAAATGAATTAATACGTTTATAACTTCTAAAAATATAATTAAGGATGTAAGTGTTGAAAATCTTTGTGTCACTTCCTTATTTATAGTACGCATAGCTTTAATCTCAGCGTCAAGACGTTGAACATTTACCAAAACATCTGCTGGTTTTATTTCTTTTTTCATATCATTTATTATTACATTCTTCTAAGCTTCAAGTAAAGTTATTGGAACTTCACTCTCAAGTCCACCCCAATAATCATCTTGGTTAATTACAAAACTATCCTCTGCAAAGGCATGGAACAAAACTGTGTAGGTTAATCCATCTATATCTGTAAATGTGTAAAGTGTTTTAGCTTCTTTTAAATCCAAGATTTTCTGATGTAAATCTCCTCCTGTAATTCTAACCACACTACCCGCAGCATGTGCTCCCAATGCGTTAGCACCTGTGGTAGGTATTCCTGTTAGGGTTGTGGCTGTAAGCCCTGTATAAGTGAACCTGTCAGCAACACCTGTGGTAGGGTTGATGATAGAACAATACATAGCACTTCCATCCGGATCCGGGAAACCACCTAAGGGGGTAGCATCATCTGATGATTTTAGAGTGATTGATGTTTCTCCACCTGTTGTTGCAGTTTGAAGTATTGCAATTGGTTCTTCACTATCTAGCCATTGTAGATTGTCTGCACAGAGCAACTTCATTTCCCACATATATTTAAAGTCCGGAACAAGAACATACTTATGAATTATCTTTTTTAGTTTTGGTGAGTCTGCCGGGGATGTTGTAGTAAAAGTTACCTTAAATGAAATCTTCTTTGAATACACTCCTGCTGCAAACTCAAAGGTTTCTTCAGTATCACTATCAGTTGATGCAGTTCCAAGAGAAGTCCAGGAAACATCTGACTCATCAGTTTTATATTCAATAGCAATTGATGTGTTGGCAGGGAGAGATTCAAACATCAAAGTAACCGACCTTCTTATTTTATCAATTGAGGGAAGCTGTGCTTCATCATACGAACTCTGTAACCAACCAGTTGAAATGTATGTGTTTGAGCTAGTTTGATATACATAACCGTCATCATTTCCTGCCATAAGGTTATTCTTAAACACCGTTACTGAATACCAACCTCTACTTGTAACTGCAAATGCTAAGTGAAAACCATTTCTGTCAAAAAGATATATTCCCTCGTAACCAGATATTGAACTTCCCGGAGTAGGTGCTGTGACAAAAGCTAATTTGTCATCCCACTTTTTAATAGCTGTGATTTGTAAATCATGTGGAAATTCGAACAACTTATCAATCGAGGCGGTATTAAACACATAAACCTTTTTCTTAATAGTTCCGATAAAGAGTAATGAATCAAAAGACTCCAGAGATGTAATAATAGTATGATCAAAATCTCCAACCTTAATCCAAGTGTATTCATCATAAGCGTAAAGAAATCCTTGATATTGATAATTGTTTCCCGGAAGCTGTTGAGGATATCCTCCTCCTACATATAATTTTCCATTATATTCAGTCATTGTTAATACCCATCCAGGATCATTCGGAACATCAATTGTTTTAGTCAGAGTAAAAGTTGACCAATCGGTTGTAGTATAAATTTTAGCTTCTGATCCAAGCCCTATATACATTTTCTGAGTAACTCCAAAAAGATAAAAACAATTGACTGAGGATTCATTGGTTGTGTTGAATATCTTTACAAGAACAAAATCTGTTCCATCATAACTATAAATTCTAGCATCTCCATTTGTGGTTTCATCCTGATCTCCAACACCAAAATACATCTTTGTTGTCCCACTAAGCTTGCTCAAAATACTAGTGTTAACAGAAGTATTCCGACTTAACACCCTAAAATAAGCATCACTTCCGGCAACCGCCGACCAACTAGAACCTCCGTCAGTTGATGCTGACATTGAACCTGCTGCATAACCTGGAGAGGAGTCATCAGCAGCCCAAACATAATTCTGATCATTGTCTGCTGCTGCGGTTTTAAGAACAAGATGATAGAGAGTTGCTCCTGTAAGTGAAAAAGATGCAGGAAATTCAACTGTAATCCACCCATAGGTTGCGGTAGTAAATGCTGGAATTGTGGCTACAGCACTATCATTAGCCAAAGTTCCTGAAGGAACACCTGCATTATTAGTTTCAATTCTAACTGTAATATCTCCCGGAGTTCCAGCATTTTTCTTCAGATAAACCTGAATCGCTTTTATACTACAAGTAACATCAACCTGAAAACCTTGAGATTGTGCGGTTTCAGTCCCTCCAACATCTCCAATAACCTTATCTGCATCAGTCCCAGTTTCAAACCATTCCAAACGCCTTGTATCAAAAAGTTCTGTATAAGTTGAAGCTCCATCCCAGGAATAGATCTTTCCCTCTGAACTTCCAACGATATGAATAGCTTCAGGATTAACCGAAGTGTCAGTCAGAGTTCCGTCTTGGGTTGCAGTAAGAGTTGGGGTTGATGTCCCGGTATAAGAAGTAAGGTAATTGATTGCAATTCTACCAACTGAACCATTACCTCCATCAAACTGTCCTGAATCTCCGCCCAAACCAGCCGAAACTGTAATTCTATCTGTACCTAAAGTGCCTGTTTGACATTTAACTAAAACTGATCCACCAGCTCCTCCACCTCCACCAGTAGCACCTGCTACTGGAACCCCTCCAGCACCTCCATTTGAAGATAAATATCCAGAAGCTCCTATGGTAACTGTTTTACCAGCTACAAAAATAATTCCTCCTCCTGAACCTCCTGAAGCAGTTGGATTGGTTTGCTGTTTATAACCTCCTCCACCTCCACCTCCAAAGAACAAAGTTGTTAAAGCATCTACTCCTACAGCTTCTCCACCAGCAGCTACTTGAGTAGAACCTGTACTAACGGAACCAGCAGCAGCGTGTCCACCTCCACCGCCTCCTGAACCATCAGAAGGAGTAGTAATACCACCTCCGCCTCCATTACCGTTAGCAGAATTAGTGTTTATTCCTACACCAACAGTTCCTTCTCCCTGATCTCCAGCAGAAGCGTTTCTTCCAATACCACCCCTGAAACCACCACCTGTACCACCTGCAACAGTTTGTTCACTACCTCCATCTGAAGCATCTCCATCTCCACCATTGGCACTAATCGTGCCATTAATAGTCAAAGTTCCGTTTACAAGAAATGCAAGTATTCCACCTACACTTCCATCCCAGGCTTTAGCGGTATAAGTTTTTCCGGAATCAATAGTTACATCTGTGTATTGTTTCAACACCCTAACTTGTGCTCCTGTTACATAAGCAGCATTAAGTGGATCCTTTAAAGTTATGGTTCCTGCAGTATAACCAGAAATAGTATTTTCTTGATAATTTCCAACTCCAACTCCTTGTGATTGGATAATCAAAATCTTTTGTCCGGCAACAAAAGAAGCATTGGTAGCAGTTAGAGTAGTTGAACCCATTGTTCCTGTGCAAACAGAGTCAATTGGAGCTTCTGTTGTATTTGTCGCAATAGTTAAAGCTCCGTCAGAACCGTCACCAAAATAAGAAGAACCTGTGGTCTGCCTCCAGGAATCCTGAGTAGTAATATTAACTCCGGAAGCGGTTTGTCCTGCTGAGGTAAAGTTCTTCTCAAGTTGAAGTTTTAGTTGATTTGTTGTATCTAATCCGTTTGACCTATAGAATTTTCCACCGTCATCAAAGAACTCCTGGTCAAATCCATTAAGCCAATTAAGTTGCACCCAATGAGGAAAGAAAGTTGAGTCCCGGTAATTGGGTTCACCTGAAGAAAACTTATTAACGAAATGGGGAGCTTCTTTCCGGGAATAATAATGTCTATCAGTTCTTGCCATACGAGCAAGAAGAAATCCGAAATTCCCTATCTTTATATGATATTTAGAATTTATTGCTGCCATGTTACCTTCCTATTGCTATCCAACCTATGTCTAAACTTGTATGTGTATCTGTTGTTATATCCTCCCAATAAATCATTACACCTGTAACAGTCGGAGTTCCAACTCCTATTGTATAGTTTGAGTTACCACTTTGAATTGTGACAAAAACTGTTGGAGCAGAATTAAATGCTGTTCCAAAAGTTAACTCTATACTTCCTGCTGCTGAGGCAGATCCTGTCCAAGTTGCGGTTCCATATTCCACCCTTTCATTTACTGTAAAACCACGAATAACATGAGGAGTAGCTTCTGCATCAAGTTTTCTGGAATCAGAACCTTCGTGAGTATGCAACTTAATTAACTGCATTTCCAAAAAGAAAGCAGGATGCACATGACGAAGCTCTACTTGACCAGAACCTATATCAGTACCTTCAGTAACAGCTTTTGGTGTAGTTTTGAATTGTAAGTAAGTCATTTTTTACCATCCCCATTTGCTTCTCAGTTTACTGATTGCATTTTGTGCTTTCTGGGTTACGCTTCTTAAAGCAGAACTAATACTATTAGTTACAGCTTTAACAGTTGCACCTGGTTTTGATAAAGAACCAACACCGCTTTGAGTAACTGCTGGATTCGTTCCCCACGCCTCACCTTTTGTACCCGGTTTAGAAAGTGTAGCAACAACTGCTTGTAAAAAGTTCTTAGGAATCTCTACATTTCCTTCACCTTCTGCTGATACTCTACCTCCAAAACTTCCTATTCCTGGGAAGAAACTTCCTACTGAATAATTAGGACTTTGAGGAGCTTGAACTTGTGCAGCTTCTGATGCTTGTGTAGCCTTTGCTGCTTCTGCTGCCCTTGCAGCCCTTGATTGTGCAACTGCACCTAAAACTTGTCCACCTCCTGATACTGCTGTTGCTTGTCTAGCTGCTTGTCCTGAAACTGATGCCGGAGCTGATGATCCACCTGCAAACATTCCATTATCAGATACTCCCGGTGCTGATGCACCCGGATTTGTTGTCATACCCATACCAGCAACCAATGGAACATTTCTTGATGCAACTCCAGGCAAAGAAGCTGACTCAATTCCAGGTGCTGATCTAATAACCTTTTCCGAACCTGGTGCTGCTGGAACTATATTCGTTTCCTGAGTTAAATCACGAGTGGATGTTCCCGTAGCTGCTTTACCTGGAATTTCAGGCTTCGTTATTCTGGTTTCATCTTTCTTTCTTGAAAGAGAACCTGTTGCTGCTTTTGCTAATAGTGATGAACCTAAAGATCTAATCATATTTCTCACCTCCAATCATTATATTCCTGTCAGATTGATTTCTGCAGGTTTTCTAACCCTTCTTAATAGTCGTTCTTGTCTTTGTAATTGAATTTCAAGTCGGGTAATTACCTTATCAAGAGATGGAAGATTTCCACCTTCAGGTTTTGCTACAGAATTATATTTATAATATCTGCTCCTATCAGCTTCTAAAGTTTCATATGCTTTAATCATAAGTTTGTGTAAAACATAACCATCCCATTGTTCAGGAATTTCTGCAGCTTTGGTAAATTTCTTTTCCACCCATACTCTAATTGTATCTTCACTACCAGGAGCTGTATCGAAAATTACATATCTCCCTCGAAGTTTCCAACCTTTGATTGAACCCTGGTTATCACCACTGCTATTTATAAGCTCTATATCATTAACCCTAGTTACTCCTGTAGCAAAAGCAAAAACTTCAGTTGATCCATCTGGAGTAATCATGTCATCAATATATGTTTCAATCCAAGTAATAGGATAAAGTTCCTCCACTATTTCGGTTGTAAAAATCTCAATATCATCATCTGTAAAAAAGTAATTATTGGAATTAGTGTCCCTCATTCTCCTTCTAAACCGAGTGTGATAGACAGAGCCACCAGCAGGGAAAATATCTGAATAAGATGAAACTGCACCGGAAGTAGAGAGTTTATATCGGAATCTATAATAATGAGTTCCCTCCACACCATCAGTATCTGTGTAAGAAGTGTATCCTGTTGAAAGATCTGAAGCATAAGTTGTTGATATGCTCGTATTTGTACTTATATCAGTCATACCTGTAGCAGAATTTGAAGTGTTCCTTTGAATTTCCACTTGATCATAGGTGGAAGTTAAATCATCTGGATTTCTGAGTTCAAGCTTTATTGCCATATAGGTTTATTATAGTCTAAAACCTCTCTGGTTTGTCAACCGCCCTGGCTACTCCAACACCCGGTTTATCTTTATCATTAGAAAAACCTGTTGGTTTGGGATCTATCCTTGCCCGAATATAAGATGGTAATTTTCCAATATAATTCAGAATTTTAGTGATGGTATCTGAAATTGAAACAGTATCCGTAAAGATTCTAGTAATATTTCTGGTAATGGTTTCTGCAATAGTAACTTCATCTGCAACAACTTTTCCAATAGACCTAACAAAGCTTTCAGCAATAGTTATTGTTTCAGACATCACCTTTCCCGCTTGTTTAGAAATAGTATCAACCACAGTCACAATATCAGACATTGTTCTTGATGTGCTTTTGGCAATGGTATCAACAATTGTAGCCACATCTGTTAGCACTCTAGTTTCGCTTTTGCTAATGACCTCAGCTATTGTTATTACATCTGTGTAGGTTTCTGTGTAGGCTACTCCTACAGTTTCAAAAGCCCAATAACCAACCAAACCTGAAGATGCAGGGCTTATGTGGGAACTCTTATTATCATTTATTTCCGTCTGAGTTCTTAATGTATTCCAAACTCTTACCTCATCAGCTAACCCATCAAAATAATTACCACCATCATCCCGCCCAATACTAAAAGTTGCTGTTCCGTTATAGATAGATGTTACAGTACCATCAGCAGTTCCTAAAGAAGTTCCACCTTGAAACGCTTCGGCTGTGTGTGCTGATACATCATAAGTCATAGCAAGGTGATACCAAGTTCCTGTAGATATATTAGGACTTGTACTGATTGTTACACCTGCTGGAACACCATTTGCGGATATACCCACACCTATTTGATAAGTACCCGCAGCGTTGTAAAGGAATAAAGAATAAGAGTAGTTACTCGTTGCAACTTTACCTACTAAACGAAAAAATGCACCATTTGCAGGTAAAGATTCAAACTTAAACCATCCTTCAACAGTAATATCTCCTGTTATATCAAGTCCAGTTTGAGAACCATCTGCAATAGAAAGACTTTGAGAAGAACTTGCTTCGAAATCGGCACAAATAGTTGATTCAACAAAAGGAAGTCCAGTTGTTACTTCAGTAACACCATTATTATTGGTTAAATCGTTATTGTTGGAAGTTAAATCTTCAAGTAAGAGTGCCATACTTAAACTAAGTATAGACTAGAAGATTAGTCTACATCAAATTTGTAGGTTACAGCTAAGGTGTCCCCCGAAACCACATTGATTGCGGAGAATACTTGCCTACCAAGAAGTGTTCCAGTAGAAGCTGCATTTAGTGCTCCACATTCAGTTACTGCTTTAGTTCCTGTAACAGTCCAAGTTTTAACAAGCTGTGCTGTATCATTAGTTACATCAGTAGTTACCCTTGAAGCAGTTGCAGCAGCCCTTTCCATTCCAGAATCAACAATCTCCGTTTCAAGTGTGGTATCTGCAGCATCAGCAGCAGTAGTTCCAGTTCCAACTGCAAGATAGGTAAAAGCAGCTTCCGATCCATCTCCGTTAATACGAGAAGCAACTCCAGCTTTTCCTGCTGTAGTAACTAAATTTGCAAGAGTTTTTGAATAACCCCAAGTTCCTGTCAAAAGAGGTATTTGAAGATCTAAGTGAAAGATTTTCTTAATCCATTTCCAAAGCCTGTTTTCTTTGAATATCTTTTTTGCTTTTCCGTTCTTATCAAACAACTGATAAGTAACATTTTCCGTCAAATGGAGTTTGGCTTTCATGGTTTAATTATGCACTTTGTCAAAGTAAGTTGTCAAGAAATTTTGAAACATTTTTAGCATCTTCATCAAAATTAACTTCCTCCTCATATTTTTTCCTGATTGCTTTTGACATTTCCTTTGCAACCTCTGGTCTGGCAAAAAACCTGATTTTGTCTGCAATTTCATTCGGACTCATTCCGTCTATATTTATACAAGTGTTATCATTAGTTAACCTACTAGGCATCTGTCCTGCGTAGTAGGATGATTTATATATAAATGGTCTGCCGATTGCTGCTGCCTGATGAGGAAGATGACCATAACCATCACCTTGCGACTTTACCTGCCATATAAACAAAGACTCTTTCATCTCCTGAGCAATTCCTTCCTCCTCGTGAAATGCTCCATCTTCGCATCCTCCTCCATAGCTTTTCCAGTCAAAGTCCGGCATCAAATCTTTGAGTTGCCAATAAAGCTGATAATCCGGTTGAGATTGAAGTGCGTTCATAAAAGAACTTATCTTGTTGTAATTTTTTAAGGGGGTGAAGGAGAAAACCTTTTCGTCAAACTCTTGGTGATAGTGAACAGAGTTACAGGGATAATCCGGTTCAAAGGTTGTAGAGATTAACAAGTTTCTTCCATTTGAAGTCTGTCCATTGTTTCCCAACTGACACACCCTTTTAGCATTGGGTTTATAAGTTTTACAAAGTAAATCGTAAGTTTCATCATGTCCGGGATAACTTGAAATGACCACATCAATATCCATTTCTCTGAACTTATCCGGGGTAATTGCCTTCTGATGATACTTATAATGAGTATCGTAGATGTGGTAAATTCCATCTTCCAGAACATAGTTACCATTAAGGTTCTTGTATTGATCCCACTCTGTATTCTCCAATCCCAAGAATTGACCTATGGTATCCGGTGCATTTCCGTAAGGTTCTGCTATTCTCCAGAAACCCTCATCAAACCATTCAGTCCCAATAGGTCTGAAAAGTTTGTGTCCCAACCGCTTTTCAAGAAGTAGGTGAAGGGAGTAATAAAGTCCTCCGAGCTAATGGTGCAAATCACAAAAGATATTGCACATACTACACCACCTCCTTGTGGCAAGTGGTACACAACCATTGCACCCTAAGCCAGTTTTCTGGCAAATATCCCAAATGATGATGAGCTTCAATCATACTTCTTTTAATTCCCCAATCCTTTATTCCACATTTTTCGCAATATTCTGATCTAATAAGCCTTCCATCTCTAACTGCATTGCTTACAGTATAATGAGCTTTTCTAATATTTTCATCTGTAAGGTAATACCTTTCTCTTGATTTGTTTCTATATGGCTCTGTATTTCTATACCTTTTATACTTAGCCTTACCAGCTTCAGATCTGTCATATCTTTTTCTACAAGCAACTCCTTTTGGACTTTTCTTCCACCTTTTATCTGCTTCACTTAACATTACATGATTTAATCATGGCGATTTAAGTTTGTCAAATGCTTCCAATACTGCTTCCTCTCCACCAAAAAGTTTAGCAGCCTGAGTTAAATAAAGATTTACAAAATCAGAATAGATCTCTTTTCCATAACGATTCCTCTGAAATACAAAAAAGCCTATGCGAGCTTTATCAATCTCAGATTCAGAATCAAGTCTGTGAAGTTCCCCACCATCAAGAATATTGTAATACTGCGTAAGATTTCCTATATGAAACCATCCCTCACCTTTATGGGAGTAAGTAAGTCTAGCTTCTCTTTTGTGTACCCCAATTTTACCTCTGGCATCAAAAATAGCCCGGAATAATTCTCTTGTATCTTTGAAACTTTCCTTCTTGATTTTGCTCCAAATCTTTTTCTTGATAAGCATAAAAGCGTTTTCGTAATGGGGATTCGGTTTGAAAGTGTAGGGAGGATTATCTTCCGGGACAAAGCTTTGATTTCTTACCTCAGCAATATGTTCATTAAATTTATACTTTGAATCATAGACATAAGGATTTTCAAAGTAAGAACAAAAATCAAAATCACTTTCATTGAATTGTTTAATCAATTCTTCAGCGTAAGTAATATCGTCAAAGAAAATATCACTATCAAGAAAAACTACGGTGTCCCACTCAATATGATCTAGTTTGCCTTTAAGATCCATCATGGCTGCATCATAACTTCCCTGCACCACTTCCAAATGAGTAACATTATCATGAACTAATCCAAAGCTACCAAACGAATTTTGATCTATGGTTTCATAAAGGTATAGGGGATACCCAGCTTCTAAGAATTTAGAAATTCCTTCCTCATAAAGAACATTCCTTCTGTGATAAATTGTAACTAATATAGTTTTCATTTACGTTTCTTTTCCAAGACATAACCGCAATAGATACACGCTTTTTTTTCGCTAACCACTCCTTCTTCGCACATTGGACACCAAACAAGATTTCTGCTCCTCTTTTTGCGTTTCATTTTCTTTCAAGTATTAAAAACAACTCAGATTCTTCCCTAATGTTTCTTCCATCACCGGGTATTGTTGAAATCATTTCTATTGTTTTGAAATATGGTTTAAAACGAGCCTCAAATTCGTTTTCGTCAAGAATATCCTGATAATGCCCTTTATTTAGATTGTGAGCCGGAAAAGGAACTGCAATATAAAACATCCCTCCAGATTTTACAATTCTTGCTGCTTCTTTTATAACCTTATCTAAATCAAACATGTGCTCAAGAGAATGAATTGCCAACAAAACATCAAAGTAACCTGTGTTAAAAATACTCATATCATGAGCATCAACATAAATTGAAGGTCGGGAGAGTTCTCTAGCATATTTATGTCCTGGTAGTCCAATATCTCCTCCGATAATCTCAAGGTCAAATTTTGATTTGAAGTAGTCAAAAGTATGAAACTCTCTACAACCTATATCAAGAATCTTTTGCTGACTTGTAATATTTAATCTCTTAACAATATCATTACAATACTTCTCCATCTTGTTGTAATCACAACCCAAACCATCATTTACCTGATCTTTAAGATAATCTTCGTAATTCATTTTTTTTCAGTTTCCCAATTATAAAATTTATCAAATGGTGCTCTCATGTCATCAGGATCTTTAAGATCAAACTTATGGCTAGAGTGTTCAAGCATAACTCCGATCTCGCTTCCCAGAATCTTGAATCCATGCCACCTGTTAGGAGCAATCTCAACCATATCTCCTTTTTCCATATAAAACTTTTCAAAAGGATCTGTCAAAACCAGCTCAATAATTCCACCTGCACAGAAAAACCATTCGGTCTTAACCCTGTGACAATGAAAGGCTCTTATTGCTCCAGGATAAGAAAACGAAATATCTGTTTGACCATCTTGTTTTGGAAAAATATCGTAAAAACCTTTTCCTCTAGTATCTTTATTTATTCTCATTTGTAAATTGTTTGATTGATTCTACTATATATTCTCTATCTCTTTTTGTAACCCACCAACCAGAAGGTATGAATAGAATCTTATTTTGTAATTTATTCATGCTTGGAAGCTCCTTCGGAAAATCAACTTTGAATGTTGTATATCTGTCATTCCTTCTCCACATTGGGGTTGTAATAATTCCCTTTTCATCAAGAAACTTCATTAACTTTTCCCTTTCATCAGAAAATATACAAAACGCCCACCAAGAGGGGAAGGACTTCTTCTCAATAGTTGGAAGTGTTATTCCCTTGAGTCCTACAAGTTCTTTCAGATAATACTCAGCATTATCAACTTGGATACTTGTTACGTCATCTAGAGAATCAAAATTAGCCAATCCAATTGTTGCTGAAATATCATTCATGTGCATTTTATATCCCCATTCAGGAACATCCGCAGTCATCTGATGTTCAAGTCGTGTCATTCCTTCAGGAACTTTCCTACTCATTCCAAACCATTTAAGTTTTTCAGCTCGATCAAATTGATTATCATCCTTAATTACAAGTGCTCCACCATCTCCAGTATTTAGTTGTTTAATAGCTTGGAATGAAAAACATGAATAGTCAGCCCATTTTGAAATATGCTCTCCTTTATATACTGTATCAATAGCATGAGCACAATCAGAAATAATCGGAATACCTAATTTCTGTAAATTTTCCATATCACAAGGAAGCCCTCCAACATGAGTAACTACAACTGCTTTCGTTCTAGGGGTAATACTTTTCCTCACACTATCCACAGAGATATTCACATTATCCTCGTTAATATCAGCCCAAACTATCTTAACTCCAAAAGGCATAAGTGCAACATTGGTAGCAATCATAGTAAAGGGAGTGCTAATTACTTCATCTCCAGGCTTCAGATCTAGCAGTCTACCAGCAAGAGTGATAGCACTTGTGCAACTATTAAGAAGCAAAAGATTTTTACATCCAAAATAACTTTCTAACTTTTGGGTAAATTCAACAACTTTTGCACCTTCCCCAATAAAACCACCAGCCATAAGTTCTGATAATGCAGAAGAAACATTGCGTGAGATTTTAGCATTAAACATTTGTATTTGAGTCTTTTTCACGATTCTCTTTCTAAGAAGAATTGTATTCTACTTAAAAAACTACCATGTATTTCCGGTAAGCCTTTATAAGTAGAACAAAGATAGGTTGGTTCTTTCCAAGACTTTCCTCTCAATGTTCCAAAATAGGGATTTAATGATCTAGTCTGATCTAGTTCCATAAGCCTACTAGGATCAGCATATTGTTCCAACCTTCTATTTAATCCGTCATCATTCCACGATCTGATAAACCACCTTCCATCAAACCCTCCAGCCTTCTTGAAAATATCCCTTCTTACCATTCTCATCCCATGCTGCATCCAAACATGAGCAACTCCATTAGAAAATGCTTGCTGTAACCAATCGTTTGTAGCTGCATGAAATTCATCCCTGGTTTTTAACTCTCTTACAATATTAAGAATATCTGGCATTGGATCAAGTGAAGTTGTATCCAGCCAATCAAAATGTCCAATCACATCTCCTGAAAGATTTTTGTAAGCCTCATAAATCTTAGTCAAATCACCAAAGCAAATATAGTCTGCCGGAACGAATAAGAATACATCCCCACGAGCCATCTTTGCAGCTTTATTCTGAAGTTTTCCCGGAGGAAACCAAATAGATTCAAGCTCCCCATTTTCATATTGTTCAACTCTTTGTTCCATATCTGTAATTTCTTCCGAAGTAAAAATCTCACTTCGTTTATAAAACGATATAGTATTCTTGAGAAACTTAATCCTCTGATTTTTGGTTCGGGAAAAGTGTTTTAAGTTGGGAAACTCTAAAGATAATCTACTGAGAACTTCTGCTGTTGCAGGATCTGTTCCATCATTGGCTACTATAATTTCTATTTCTGAAGGTGTCGAAGCGTTACCGAATACTGTTCTGACAAAAACTTCAAGGCTGTCAGTTTCTTTATAAATAGCGGTGCAGATTGATAACATTTTTATATATTATTCAGGAAATCTTCCCATTGTTTTTTAATTGTTTCTTTACCAAACAACTCGATTGCCTTTTCTCTGGCTGCTGATGAAATTCTTTTCCTCAGATTCTCATCACCCAATAGTTGTCCAATTTTTTCCTTTAATGTTTCTATGTTATCACTAACAAATCCACATTGACCACTATCAATAATATCTGGAACCTCAAAAGTGTTTTGTTCCTGCTTAAACAAACTATTTCCAACATCATTCCCTACTGATACTATAGGTATTCCAGTCATGAAAGCTTCAATGAATCCTAGTGTATAAGAAGCTGGTTGTGTGCCTGTGTAGAAGAAAACCCTATTATCCCTAAGTTCCTTCTTCAGATCGTCATAACTTAACTGTCCTCCCCACAGTTCACCCAAATCGTCATTATCAGCTCCAAAAACAATACGAGGAAACTCCCTTGTAGCTTCCTCAAAGATCTGATAATTACAAAAAGCTCCACGCTTTTGAATTGCTTGACCAAGCGTAATAACCCGATCTACGCTTCCATTCCAATCTTTATATTCTTCAGGATCTTTGTAAAAGCGGATCATAGCATCTTCTCCTAGGTTCATCTGGATATTTTTCTCCTTCGGTGAATACCTGACAATTTTCATACCATCATAGCGGTAATCTGCTAAAAGCATTTCAACCGCAGAAGTGGATTGTCCAATTGTTCTCCAGATTACATGCTTATGTCTAATCTTTTCCCAGTTATTAATAATCCACTCTGGAACATGTTGAACAATAATTACATCAGCCCATTCAATCATCTCCTCATGCAAATTATCCTTAGAAAATCTAGTAGCAAGAGAGATCAAATGCTCGTTATATTTAGCTTCTGTTGAAGGTCTTTTGATGTCGTGTGGAGCTTGAGGGTTGATATAAGCACCATGCGAGAAAACTTCGTGTCCAAGTTCTGTTAAAAGTTTCGTTTCATCATACTCCAAAATTGAATGACACGAAAGATAAAGTATTTTCATTTAATAAATAAAACCTGCTTATCAGCCATTAGAGGTGTCCATCCGTTTTCTATCAAGAACTGAACCGAAAGCTTACACTTTCCCCCATTCTCAAAATTATTATCATCCAAAAGAATAATTGACTTGTCATGCAATCTATCCCACGCAGCCTTAATCTCATTTAACTGGTGTTCCTGAGAAGCTATCAAAGCAGGAGAATCTGGCTCATCATACTCCGGGCAATCCATTGAATCCAAATAAAGAAGGTCTATCTTTTCCGGGAAGTTTTTAAGGAACTCAACAGAATCGGAAATTACAAAGTTGGTGTTGGAATTAAACCCTTCCGTTTCTTTCTTGGAAAGCTCAATTGCTTCGGGAAGAATATCTACTGTCCAGAACTTTTTATTATAGTGTTGTGCATAATCTCCATAAATTAAAGTAGAATACCCGCCTCCAGCCATATCATCAAGCATCCTAATTGTGCCTGTTTCTACAATATTATTTAACTTTCTAAAATGAAACAAATTAAGAGCAATTTTTGTTGTAAAGTATCTAACACCCTCTCCCATCCTGAAACGGTACTTTTCATCAAACCAATTTTTCCACACAATAAATTCATCCATATCTATTTATAATCAAAGTTTTTCTCTAAAGTGTCAAGCATCTCAATTGCACATTGATTCCAATTATATTCTTTGTGCATCCAAGCACTTGCCAGCTTCCCTTTCTCGTAGGCTTCATCCTGATGTTCGTAAATATAACGCATCCAAAACATTAGTTCCTCAACACTAATTCTGGCTTGAAATCCAGGCTGTTCATCTTGTTGTCTTGCATCAGGCATGTCAATTGCTATAGGCTCAAGCGGATAGTTATACTTAGAATCAGCTACATCAGCCATACCTGACCAATTAGTAATAATTATAGGAAGTCCTGTAGCCATAGCTTCACGCCCTGGCATCCCTGCACCCTCAGCTCGTGAACAGAATAAAAAGCAGTCTATATTCTTGTAAAATATCTGCATACCTTCAAACGAAAGAAGCTCATCAATTAGTTTTACTCTTTCATCTGCGGGTTGTTCATAACCAAACATATTATTGGAGTTTTTAAGCCACAGCTCTACAGGCTCATTATTATCAAATTCTGAAGTAAAAGCAGTAACCATTTCCTTCCAATTTTTCCTTTCATCTAACCATCCGGCTGTAGCAAAAATAAACTTCTTTTCCGGTTTTCTCTCTTTCTGTCTATCTATATATTTGAATAAATCCGGTCTAATTCCCTGCTTAACTGTATAAATTGGCTTTGTAAATCCACTTTCTTTGAATACATCAACTAAGTATTTTGAAGGAACAAACAAAGCATCCATAGCCATACATTTGTCAATCCAACTTTTACCCACCCTGGTATTTTCTACCATAGTATAACCAATCCGAATATCTGAAATATTATTATGAAACAGTTCTGGAGTAGTTTTAATTATTCCAAGCCTACCTTTTTCAAAAGGCTTATAATGAATAAGATTCTGAGCTTCTGGGGATATTGTTCTCCATTCTGAAGAATTATCAGGAATCCGTCTTTGCCAACCCACAGAAACTTTACCTGTTAACCTTTCAAGAGAAACCATATATTCAAGACTAACTATTCCGTATCCTGAGAAGGGAGTTGTCCATCCATACCAATTTAAGTTCTCCTCATAGCTTCTTTTTGTCATCTTCATCTATTGCTACATTTACGATCCTTGCAACTCTGCCTATGTTTTTAAGTAACGACCAGACCTCCCAGGTCAAGTCCACAGGCTCACCACAAGGAATGAATGTGTTGGTGTTATTGATAGAGATTAACATCCCTTTCTTACCATCCACATTTTCAGTAGCGTACTCCATTGGAAAAAGAAATTTCCGTTTTCCAAATACTGCTTTAAAAGGTAATATTTTCTTTTCAGACTTTTTTCTTAATACCATATTTGTTTTCTAACAGGGATTTAACCTCCAATCCCGAAGGACTTGCTGAGTTCTAGAGTTGCAAGTTACTCCATTAAATACCACCAATCAATTAACTTGATCTAGCTGATTCAAGCCTTCGCATGAATGTTTGCTGTAAGATAACTGATTTAAGATATGCTTTCCAAGCAATAGCTGTCTTAACCTTGTATTCGTCACCATGTCCACCCGGAGGTGTAACCACGACATCAAAATCACCAGGTAAGAGTCTTGCTATACCGTATGCACCTTCTCCTAGAATTATGGTTTGTTCAACATAAGAAACTGTTGAATTAGAACCGGAATTAGCAATAGATGGAGCTGTTGAAGTTCTTACAAACCTCACACCATCAATGTTGGCAACTTCACCTGTGAACAGGGAATTGCCTTTTGCTAAATATCTAGTAGCTTCCCTGAAGGCTGTATCCTTCATAAGGTTGGTCTTGACATAAGGAGAGATTATTGCGACATATTCATCTCCAATCATGGGTGCATCTGCTGTTTCCAGAGATTGCACAGTATCCAAGATGTCATCCAAATCAAGCGTATCAGTTGTCAAGATAGAGCCTCTAGCTGTTTTTGCATTTGCGTAATTTACGCTAGTTCCTGCAACTAAAACATCTCTAACTTTCTCGTTGATTGTTTCACCTGCATTTTGTCCAACGAGTTTTTTATACTCATCAGGAAGATCCAAGAAAGAAGTTTCTTTCAAGGCTTCAAGTAAGGTAACACCATTTCCCCAAAGTTCCAAAGTGGCTGTAACTGTGCTATCAGCAACAGTTGCAGGACTCCAAGTTGGAGAGTCATCCAAGACCGTACTTGGAATTGACATCTTTGTGAACTTCAACCAAGAAGCTGTTTGACCTTTTCTGCGTAAACTCAAGTCGGGAGCACCGAATTGAGGATAAACCAACTTTGGTTTAGCAAACTCTAATGTCTTTCGAACATTATAAGTTTCAATTGTATCCGCACCTAAAGTGCGTGTCATTTCTGCCATTTATATATTCACCTCCATCTATTGCTGTTTTTGGGACATTTTAGCCACAGCTTTATTTTTCAATGCTTCCAACTTATCCATAGGCATTGTCCAAAGATTTTCATCTTCGTTACTACCCATAGGAGCTTCTTCAGCTTCACCTTCTGGTGCTGGATTAGCATTAACAGTTGCAGGTGCAGATGCACCAGCTTCCTGTTGTCCCTGTGGTTGTGTAGGACTACTGACAGATAATTCTTCCACCCTTGTAGCAATCTTTTCTTCTATTTCATCAAGTGCGGTTTCCCAATCACCTGTAAGAAAAGACTGTCGAGAAGCAAAAGCCCAGGGATTTAACCTGATCCTTTGAATCTCATCTCCCGATAGTTCGGGATAAAGAGCTAATCTTTCTTCGATATTCCCTCTGAGCCTAGCATCAGACAACTCCAACGCTGCAGCATATTGACCTGCCTCAGTATCAAAAGGATTACCTTCTTGATTACCTCCGGGTAGATTATTCTGCCTACCTGAACGCCTGGAATCTATCAAAGCTTTATTCAAACCTTGAATGTTCTTTTTAAGAACTTTTATTTCCTCCTCCCTAGAATCGGGTGGAGTCCCACTCTGGTCTTGTGGAGTGCTCTGTGGAGTATCACCGCCAGGAGTCCCTAAATCGGGAACACCTTGACTTGCTGCACCAGCATCTCCTCCAATTTGACCTTCTTCGTTATTTTGATCCATTTTACAACCTCCTTTCTAAGAGCTTTGATAGCTCAAGGATAGATTAGTAGGCTTTTGGCTCCACCAATCTACCCTTTAACTATCAAACTGCCCTAGATACATTATTTATATATTTTTGGCTTCATGTCAACTAGACACTAATTTCCTAATATCTTTTCCAACATCTTTCTTTTCTGAGCATCAGTTAAGGAGTTATCATTTATAATCTTTTTGATATCGTTTTGTTTACTTCGTATTGTAGCTTTACTCTTATAAACCTTATCTAATACTCCCTTTTGAGATCCAATAAATTGAGTCTTGATACCAGCAAAAGTATCAGCTAAAGCTTGAGGAATGTTCCTTTCCCTTCCAGCATAATCCGGCTTTCCAGTAACCGCAGGAAATACTTTCGAAATTAAATTGTTAAGAAATTGTGGAGCTGCGGTTCTAAAAAGATGAGAAGCACGAGCTTTATTGTTTTCTCCTTCCATTCCTTCAGATTCATACTTAGTAATTGGCTGATCATAATAGAAATCCTTATTTGCCATTTGCTGTGCAGCCTCTGTAAATAACGGATTAACTCCAAAACCGAAGGGAAACTTTCCTCTTTCTCCACCCTCAAACACGTTTCCAAACGGATAAGTATAAGTTGGATCAAGATAAGCCTGTTCTCCTTTTTTGTTCTTGAAAGGAAGCCTAATAAAGTTTTCAGCGTATGCAGGTCTTGGTTGATCCTCACTAAAATTCTCAATTTCCCTTTTGGCTTTTCCATATTTAGCAATTCTTCCTGGGTTTTGTACCAAAGTCTTTGCAGTAAATGGAATAACTTGTCTAGTAAATGAATAAAATGGAATGATATCTTTTGCAATTCCTCTTTCGGTTTGACTCAATCTATAAGGTGAAAAGATTGCTTCCTCAGCCTTAGCCACCGCTTTACGAAGTACTTCAGGATCTTTCAAAGCTTCATCAACCGACTTCCCGGCTTGCTTTGCAAACTTCTCAATCCACGACTTGAACACCTGGAGTTTGGAAGTTTCTTCAGTTACATTTTGGAGTTTTCTTGGCAGATCCAAAATCTTTCTGCCTTTACTTTTATCTACAACTTCAGCTATCTCCAAGAATTCATCTAATGCTGCACCAAATCTCTTTTGTTTAATAAGACCAATTGATTCTGCAGCATTAACAAATTTCTGATTTCCCTTACCAATATACTGTCTGACTGCACCAACATATTCACTAGCAGTTCTAACCAAACCCTTACCTGTACTCATATCCGAAAGTATCTGATTTGAAACAAGATTTCTTAAATGATAAGCCGGATTATAAATAGTTTTGCCAGCCTTCCAAGCACTAAGCATTTTATCCCACCCATTAACATTCTTAACTTCAGAAGTCTTATTTATATAATCAATGATTGAGGTTGGTAGTGCTTTGTTTTTGAAAAATGTTGCCACCTTACTGTTTTTGATAGCATGAGGAGCATATTCAAATCCTTCAGGAGCAATTCTTTTTATAATCTTTCTGCCCTTTTTAATAACATCAATATTAGCTCCAAAGTCAGTAGCCAATTTCTTATAGAACCTTGCAGCTTCAATATCTTTTATTCCAGATCCTAAACCATACCATGTCGGTGCAGCAAATTCTTTGATATAACCTTCAACACCTTTTCTAGTTTTTGAAAATTGTTGACTAATTCCCGGAGCAACCCTTTTAACAAAACCTCCACCCTTAACGGTATCAATATATTTGTCAAAGATGTGTTTCATATAAACACCTTTATATTTCTTGAAACTCTTTGCACTAAGAATTCCCAAATCAACCGCTTCCTGACCAATCTTTTCAGTTAGTTCCCTAACAGGAGCTGCTAATTGCTCATACTTTTTACTTGTATCAATTCCACCTTCAAGAATTGTACCAATTTTCCTCTGTTGAGCCGGGGACATTTTCTTAGCTGTTTCTTTAATTAACTTGTAAAGATCATTCAATCTCTTTCCGGTTACTTTCTCCGTTTCACCTAAAATCTTTCCAAATTCAGGATTTCTGAAGTAAGGATTAAATTTCTCAACAGCCTTATAAACTGCAGGAGTTTTTTTAGCAAAATCAATAACCTTGTCAGCAAGTTTTGTAACACCAGTTGCCTTAGATACTAAAGAAGTTCCCTTACCAAGGAGATTTGTAAGCTTTGTAAATGGAATAAAATTGAGAGGATCAACAGTCATTCTAGCTCCACTTCCAACAACTTTTCTCCCGGTTTCATTTTCTAAAAATTTCGAAATAAGTTCATTTCCCCGACCTTTTGTAGGTATAGACATAAGAGCAGATACGGTTTTCCTTACTGCTGGATTTTCAAGTTTTTTCTCATAAGTAGATCCCCCGGTTAATAACTTCTCTGTCCACTCTGAAGGTTTATTTAACCAATCAAAGACCTTCCCCATCCCTGTTTTTGGTGCCTCCTGAACCTGAGGTTGAGGCATATTCAAAGTAGGGGAGGGTGGGGGAGTGGTTGTTTGTTGCGGTGATTCTGCGGGAATTAACCTGCTAAGGTTAGCTTCTAATCTTTGCTGAACTGAAGGATCAGCAGAACTTGTTGCAGTCTGTTTAGAGCTTGGTTTGAATTTGTTGAAATCTATATTGAAATATCCCATTATCTTTTGAACAAATTGCCAAACCAGTTTTTGACATTGCTCACAGTTTGTTTAGCTTTCTGAACAACTGGTTGAGTAAATTTCTGAATTGCAGTTTGAACATTGCCAAGCCCTTGAGCAACTGGTGTGCTCCAGAAATTCTTTCCGGAATTATATTCGGGAGTAAAGTAATTCTTAACTGCAGTTGTAGCTTTCTGTGCAGCTTGTCCAACATTTTGAGCAATCTGTGGAATATCAATCTTCGGAGGATTCCAAGATGGAGCAGAACTTATTGGTTGTCCATTAACTGTTGAAGGTCTTGGCGTTGATGTGGGTTCTGGTGTTACTGAAGGATTAAACCCTTCCTCTTGCATAAGCTTGATAATGCTTTGATCATTACTTCTATAAGCCTTGTCAATTGCTTCCTGATCAGGTCTAAATCCTGATTTATAACTTCCTTCAGGGAGGTTAAGAGCTAACTCAATATTCCTGGTTCTCAAATCTCTTGACTGTCCACTCGCCGGAAGATCTGAATACTGACCTTGTCTTAATTCTTCAGGAGCACCATACCAAGCTTTCCAACCTTGCTCATCTTTAATTATCTTTGCCATGAACGCATTTTTCTGAGGATCTAACATATCATCCCAAGATCTAATTCCATACTGAGCTAAGGTACTTCCTTTCCTTCTTATAAAATCACTAAAGGTATTTGAGTTGATTCTAAAAAGTCCTCTGTCAATACTTCCATCTCTATTAGAAATATCAACATCAGTCCCAATCTTAAACCCTGTATTTTCTCCTTTTACTTGTCCATTCTCATCCGTATATCTTAAAACTCGCATAGCATCTGAAGTATCATTTCCAAACGCCATAGCAATTTCCCTGTCATAAGGATTTTGAACATCCTGTTTTGCCTTTACCTCCTGCGGATTAAATATATTCATCTTCCTGAAAAAGTCTTGAGTTTTGTTTATTGCGGTTGAAGCATATTCTTTTCCTTTTTGAAATATATTCTTAGCACCCTCAACTCCTTTGTTAATTATTGGTGTGTAAAAATTCTTATAATAATTCATTACATTTGTAACAGGACTGTTTAATGCTTTTTCTCCAATATCTTTCCAAGCACTAGGAAGGTTTTTAGTATATTCTTCAGCTCCTTTGAATCCAGGTATTATGTCTTGTGCAAGTTTTTGAACACTAGCAGCAACTTTCATAAGTCCGCCTTCTTTTAACTGTGGTTTCCAAACAAGATTTCCTGTTTGAGTTTGAACAACAGCTCCATCAGCAATCAATTTATTTGCTCTCGTTTCTGTGATTGCATTTATACCATCTTCTCCTTGAAGAAATTTAACTCTTTCTTGTTCAACTTTTCCATCTTTAACTGTATAAACATAAGCATTATCTAAAAACTTAGCAACACTTTTATCGGAACTCAGTCCAGCAACTAAGAAACCATCATTATCTAAATACTCCGGAGGAAGCTGGTCATATTGGATTCTGTGATAAACCCCATCAACATTAGCATAATTTTCCTTAAACCTACCCGAATCTTTCATCTGCCTAACATCACTCAAAACTACATCACCTTTTCTTATTTTCTCACCAAATAAGTTTGTAAGATTGCTATCTTTATCAACAAACACAGGTTCGTAATCGTCTAAATTTTGTGCTATATTTACCAAACTTTCGTGGATTTCAATTGCCTGACCAGTCTTTTCCATATAGGTATCTGCTGAAGCTTCATTTCCAAACTGAGCAAAACCTCCTGATGCTTGCTCGTAAAACATTGCTTTAGTTTGAGCTAACTCAATTCCCTTTGTTATATATTCAACCTTATCAATCTTTCCGTTCTTAAATTCTGTTTCAATGTCTGTTTCAGCTTTATCAAACAAACTATTATTTTTTCTAACTTCCTGATTAAAAGATGATGCTGCAGCCTTACCGTTAATTTCCTGAACCTTATAAACCTGATCAGTTATGTTTTGAGTTGTGTTTGCAATCTGATTATCAATCCCAACAATATCCGATTGAAGATTGTTAAATGCAATTGTCAACTGAGTTTTCTGATCACCTGTTGCCTGCTCTATTGCTGTTTTGTAAGTATTTATCATATTCTCTTTATCAGCCCTGTTTTGATAAAGCCTGTCTAAAGACATCTTCTGTCTATCTAAACTTTCAAGTGCGTTTTTAACAGCAGGAGAACTAATTCCGGGAGCACTTCCTCCTGTTAATTCAGAATATAAACTTGATCCACCCTCAGCAGAAGGAGTTCCTATTCCAGCTCCAAAAGTTTCCGAAACCTGAAGTTTTGTCCCGGTAATTAAATCGTTAATATCAGCTCGTTTCGCTGAGGAATAATAATTATTCTTTTGAGTAGCCAAAGAATCTGCAGTTTCAAAATCACCATCAGCTCTAGCCTGTTGTTCAAGCTGATCATAAAGCTGTGCTTTTTGCCAAATCTTTTCAGAACTATCCTCTGGCATCTGAGAAATTTGAAGCATTGACTGCCTTCTTAAATCAGATCTACTTTCTCTTTCAGCTTTATCCAAAAGTCCTTGAACCTTTTGTTCCTGTTTAAGATAAGCCTGAGATCCCGGCTCAGTCATTTTACTAAGTTTATTCTTCTCGTAATTATATAAATCTCCTGAGGTAATCTGACCTTTTTGATAAGCATTATCATAACTTGCATCAACCACATCAACTTCAACATTTCTAATCTTTTCAGATAATGTTTGAGATTGAAGTGGAGTAATCCAAGACCTCGAAAGCCTGTCCGTTAATTTAGAAAGATAAACTTCTGCAGATAAATTACCCTGTTCATACTGGTCATCAATTATGGCATCCTCTGCTGAAATTTGTTTTTTTGCAAGTGAGGAATAAGAAGAACCTCCAGAAAAAACTGAAGGTCTGCTTAAACTTTTATACTTTGAAAGCAAACTTCTAAGTGCCATATTTTATGTTCCCGATTGTGCATTTAAGTTTTGACTCATCTGAGCAACCGCACCTTTCTGAGTTGCTGTTTGTCCTGTTGGTGTTCCTGTTGAAGTTGAAATGCCACGCCTCCCCTCATTCTGTTCCGGGGAAAGAATTGGTGCTTTGGTTGGAGTAGCTGCTTTAGTTACCATGTCCTCCATTGTTCCCATTGTTTCGGCATCAGCTTCTTCCGCAGCTCTAACTTTTTGTGTTGCATCAATCTGTGCTTTAACTGCTCCTGTAGATAATTCTTGGAACTTAGTCATTGTTGATACAAGCTCCTCATCCTGCATTTCTTTCTTTAGCTTTTTGATTTCTTTTTGAGGATCTTTGAAACCTGTAAGTTCAAGATAACTATGAAGTGAAATTGCATTTCTGTCCCGCATGGTTGAAGCATCAACCACCTTGTCAGACCTTGAAAGCGGTAGAATATTTTCCCAATCAAATTCCACATCTCTTTTGATTAACTCCCCATCTTCGTAAGAACCTGTATCTGCATTATAAATACTCTCCCGCATAAAGGTGTGGGTTTCCGGGAAAAAATCAATGAAGTATTCCTGTATCGTATCTATCAAATCAGTCAAAACATCCTCCCATTTCATACGCAGATTTTGAGTAATATCAGCAACAGGCTGGTATTGAATTGCAGCTACCCTTCCGGTGTAAGGTGCAGTTCCAGCAGCAAGTGCAATCTTTGGAAGTCCGAGATTGAAAAGATGTTCAGTTGTCCTGTCAATATAACTTTCAGAAGGAAATGGAGAAATGCTCATTGGAAGCGGTCTGAAATCTACATCTTCACCCTCAAGAAAAATGACTTGTCCAGAACCAGGTTTAATTGAGGAAGGATCAAAATCAGGCATGTTGACAGCCAGAAACTTCATGTGACTTCCTACCCTAACCAAATCTCCTTCTTCTCCAGACCTGTCGTTAAGCTCAACTTGTGGATCTACCAAATCATCAATAAATCCTTTACTCCAAGGTTTGCCCGCAACCATGAAAGAATGTCCAATAAATCTCGGAATCCTTTTGTACTTGGTAACAACAAACTGAACAAGTTCTTTGTTGATATAAACCAAATTGATAACTTTAAGTTCTTTCTTGATAACTTCATAACCCCAATAATCTTCGATATTTGCTTTTGGTATTTTAGATTTTCCTGAAGGTATTGTTGATTCAATTCCTGATGGGGTTGATAATATTCCATATTGGTCATTTAAGTGAGATCCCCGACTTTCTCCTTGAGTATCTTTTTCAGAAATTGGATCAGCTTCATAATCAAATTCTCTTTTGATTTTATCTATGCTCCATTGATCTGAAAAGGAAACGAATGAAAATGTAGTTCCGGAAGCATCATCCCAACCAACCGAAACTTTCAGTAAATCCTCAATAGGGGAGATAACAATTTTTTTGGAATCCTTTGTTTCTACAACCCTGCAATCAAAAACAAAATCTCCATCCCTGACCTGATTAACCGCAAGCTTTTCAAGAACAAGGGTTTGAAACTTGTTCTCTCTAAAGGTTTTTCTAATAGCTTCTTCAAGTGCTTCAGTCCTGGAAACTTCAATGTCGTTACTTTCATCCTGGGGAACAATCTTAATCTTTGCAGGAAAGTTTGTAAGAATCCAAATAAGCTTCTGACAGAATTTTGCAACGTAATTTATAACAACCTGAATATGACCTTCTTGCTGCTTAATTCCCTGACCGATTACATTTGTCCATCTGTGATGCCTACCCTCAAAGAAATCCTGGCGTTTTTCTATAGCGGTTTTCCTTTCGGAGATCTCAGAAGAAGATTGTTTTATACGATCCTTCACACGATCACTTATCTTTTCTCTTAACTTCTTGCTTACCGAATCATCAATAATAAAATTTGACATGTTTAGTAATTTGCTTACGTTCCTCCCATTATATTAAAATCTATTGCTTTGTAAAATCCTGATTTAGGTGCTCTCATCTCTATGAAATGTAAAGCCATCATAAAGCTAGAGAACTGATCATTCTTTATTTTAACATCATCCTTACTAGCAATTTCAAGTTGTCTGCGTAATCCGGTTAATTTTGGTGATGCTTTTATTCCTCCCCAGCTAATATTTTTGTCAACAATTTGACCATTTTCCGAAACAATAAAATCTCTACCCCTACCCAAAACTTCTTTAACTTTCCCCATCCCTTCGGCTTTAATCTCAGCATATCCTCGACCTTTTGGAGGAAATGGATACCCATGTAATTCTCTGAAAGCATCTTCCGCATTTTTACCTCCCAAACTTCCAGCATCATAAATAAATTTACTTCTTGCAGGAGAAACTCTATGAAATTTATTAAACATTTCTTTTATCATTTCGTATTGAACTGATAATGGAATACTTTCTCCTTTCCAGGCTTTATGAAAGACAACCCGGTGAGGATGTTGTCTGAAAGTTCCGTCTTTAAGTTTAGTCCTTAAATTATATCTAATGCAAGTTACAGAAGTTTCATCATCACTTGCTGCCATATCGGTTGCAAAAGCATAATATGCTTCTTCTTCAGGTTCTTCACAAAACCCTGTTTCAGGATCATATTCAATATCACTTTTGAACATTTGAGAAACTTCATCCCAAGAATAAAGATGTTTTGTCCAATCAACATACTGTCCGTAAATGATTTGTTTCCGCAGCTCCGGATCTGCTATGGATTCAATCTTTCTGATAGATTCCTCAGGCATATATTTGTTGGCATAAACTGATGCCATATCCTGATTAGTATTTGCCGAAATAATGAAATAATCTTTTGGATTTTCTTCCGCATCTTCTGCAATTTCCTCATATTCAATTCCTTTAGGTTGAGAAGTTCCAACTAAATCAACCGATCCTTGGAAGAAAAATAAACGGGGAAGAAGTGTTCCGTTTAAGAATAATTTTAATTCCGGAATATCTCCACATTCGTCAACAGAAATAAATGCAAGCCTTAATCTTTTGAAAGCTTCTCCCAATCCGTCATGTGACCTAATCAAAGTTCTTGAATGATTCCACCAAGCAATTTGAGGTAGTTTCGGGGGAGCATCCCAAACCTCTTTGATAGCCCAACCCCTGAGAAGTGATTGATTGTAGTGACCAGAGGGCAATAGATACTTACCCTCGGCAATATCAACAGCCTGTTCTAAAACTCCACGAGCAATTTCATAGGTTTTCCCTGCGTTTAATGTGCGGTAATCAAACCTCATCCTGTCCTCAAGTGTCATATCAAAACGATTAAGTTGAGGCTTAGTCACAGCATGGTAAATGTGCTTGATGGATTCAGCAGTAGTTTTACCCCATTGGTTAGCAGGCTTCAAAACATTTATAGCTTTCGTTGAATTATTGAACCAATATTTCTGACCATCATGAATTTGCATCCCTAAAACATTCTCTGCGAAGTCGGATATATTTAATCCGGTAATAGCTTTCTGAATAGCATATGGGTTAATCATCTTTAACAACCTCACCCTCCTCAATTGCAGTAACAGTTTCAATCTTAATTATTTCAGTCCCGCAATTAGGACAATGGGTTGGAGGAAGCTTGCCATTAAACAAGCGGTTAATGAGTTCCATAGCCAAAGTGTTTTTACTCTTAGCTTCCTCTTGTTTAAGCTTGAGAAGTTGTGATTGATAGAAATCATAGAACTTAAAATCATCCGGATATTTAAGCATTTTCTCAAACACCTTTACAGCAACAAGCCTTGAAATTTCGGATATATCTTTCTTCCCTGATTTAAGATCTTCTAAGAATAATTTCTCTGAATCCGATAGCTTTTGTGGTTTCCTAACAGGCTTTGTATTCGGATTTTTCAACCCATCCTGATTAGCAATCTTACCCCTATTAACCTTCTTTTTGAGATTGTTATACAGTCCCCAAAAGGACATTCCTGAACTGTATTGATACTTGGTTGCTGTAGCATATAGCCCAATCTCTTGCACAGACTTTTCTATTTCTTCTCTCAAGGACAAAGGCAAGGTGTTGTAAATGGGTTGTACTGACATAGCTAAAGTATTGACTAAGGCTTAGATCATGTCAACTAGACTGGAGATGATTAAGGGATTAGCCATAGGCTTAGTTTAGGGCGTGGCTTTGGGAAGGTGATGAATACTATGGACACAGACGTAGGCTTAACTTGAACTATACCTACCCCATTGCTATGAAATTGGAACTGACATTACAGAAGCTTTGATCATGTCTATGTCTTAGACTATACCTTGATCAAGATCATGGTCATGTCTATGGTCTTGACCTTGGTCTTGACTACGCCTTGACCTTGGTCTTGACCTTAGCACATAGACATGGTCATTGTCAAGTACATGGTCATGACTAAGCCCATAGTAATAACTATGTACTTGGACTATACACTATCAATATCAAGGTCATGTCTATGGTCATGATCATAGTCATAGCTATAATCAAGGCTAAGGTCATGACTAAGACATAGATCAAGGTCATAGTCATAGCTATAGTCATGATCATGGTCAAGGGGGTGTAGGTAAAAGTAATATAAACGGGCAAGAAGTGGGCAAGCCGGGAATAGTAACAACACAATACTCATACAATAACAAAGCTATAATAGGGTATTGACAAGTAGTGTATTGTATGTAACAATACTAACTATGAGAACTATTAAGGATATTTTTATTTACGGAATATTGCCCGGTTTATTATTCTATTGTTATATAGTTATAGTTGACTATGACTTCGCACTATCTGAACTGGGTATGATTATATTTATTCCCGGACTACTTCTATTATTATCAATCCTACTTATAAATAACTAATATGAACACATACCCATACATTAAAACTAGAAGATTGAGAGCTTATTTTAACAAACATCTATATATTAGAGTGTTAGTTGAGTTAATAATCTTTTGGTTAAGTCTTATTAGTACATTATTAGTAGTTTATTTAATAGCATAATAAAAAGATTGGAGGTGATTATAAATGAAAACTTATAACGTATCACATTATAAAATAGAGAGCTTTGAGGATAAGGGGAAATTACTTGTCAAAGTATATAACCTAAACGCCAAAAAAGAGTGGAATATGCAAATAGCTTTTTACTCTTTTAGAGACGAGCAAAGACGAGAAGAATATATCAACGAGGTTATAGAAAACTACAAAGCACAGGAAAAAAGAAAACAGGACAGAAAAGATTCGTTGAAAAACTACACAGCTGATATTGAAAGCGGTTCTATCTATTATGACTCGTGGGGTTATGATATGACTCTCAACGACTACCTTAAGGTGTTATCAAGTAATGGTAAAACCGCCAAATGTGTAATGATTGGAGCAAGGGTTGAGGATGATTGTGGCAGGGGAAATGGTAGAAGCTACCCTGTACCCTCAGTTATCAAAAGTAAACCGTTTAATCTAAGAATTAGGGAAGGATACGAAGGGCAACCTTATTTAGTGGGTAGTTACCCGTTTTGTGGAGATGATAGCAAAAGAAGGGGTTCGTTTAGTAAAAATACAGGTCAAGGCGATTATTATAATACCTGGGATTAGTTATGCCTTGCTATTGCTTCTTGGTGATTTACTAGGGAGCAATAAGGAAAGCATAAACAGGGGGTGAGAAATTATGAAAGTATTAAATAAATGGAATTGTAGCGAGTTTGAGCTTGTGCTATTTGAAAATGAAAGAGGCGTTTATCAAATAGACATAAACAATACCAAAGATAGAGAAACTAATTATTGTTATGAGTTCAAGGATAAAAAAGAAGCCCTCGGATTCTTTGAGTCAATGTGGAAACATATATTTATAGTTTAAGTCTTGCTAGTGGGGTTTACACAAGGCTGTAAGCCTCACTAAGGAGGATTTGAAGGGGGTAACGGATACTGCCAGTAAAAATATGAGTAACAACACAGAATACTACCGGGAATACCGGGCTAAAAAAGAAGGAAAACCTACTTATTATGATGAGGACATGGAGAAATGCCTTATATGTCACAAAAAATATGTATTTTTGGGATCGCATGTTAGACAAACTCACAAAATATATATGCAAGAATATAAACTTCAGTTCGGACTAGACCGCAAACGTGGTCGGACTCGTGGACAGTTTAGAGAACTGAAACGGAAATCTGTTTTTGATACTGGAACTATAGAGAACTTAAAACAGGGTGCAAAGTATCGCTTTATTCCCGGTGATAAATCTGCAGGGAAATACCAAAGAAGCCCGGAAACAATGCGGAGATTGAAAATTCAGGGGGTGAAAATTGGGAAACGATTCGGAGGTGGTAAAAATGAATGATACAGATATTGACTATGAAGAAATAGAACCGGAGGATAGTGGCGAAATATGCCCGGAGTGTAAGTCAAATAAAATGATCAAATACACTCAACAAAATAGCCCGGATGACTACGATACAATATGGGAGTGCATGGCTTGTGGAACTACTCAATCAACATGACGGATACGGACAGAAAATGAAATTGTATAAAATTGGATCGGAGGTGAAATTATTATATGGATCTAAAAACTGCAAATGAGAAAATGATTTTAGTGATGGAAGAACTGGAAGTTCTGATTCCTAAACTTGAAAAATTGGAAACCGAATATTACAGTACCTACTACACTAAATTACTTCATACTTTGGAAAGGACTGAAGGGCAAAGAGAAGCCAGCTCCAAGTTACAACTAGCTCAGGAATCAATAGCAGAAAAATACCTGGATTTGAAATACAAAGTCCGGGTACTATTAACAAAGAAGGAAATGTTAATTGAGATCTGTCGTAATTTGAGAGTGCTTGAACACTAATCGTACTATTGACAAATAGTGACGGATAGTGTAGTATAATGGTAATTATGGAAGATATGAAATTACTAACAGTAGAAGAAGCAGCTAAGATATTGGGAGTCAGTAGAAGAACTGTTACCAAGATGATTGAAACTAAGAGAATCAGAGCACAGAATGTTGGATTCGGAGAAGAACGTAAATTTTACCGGATCTCTCCTACTGAATTACTGAGAATTAAGGTTGGAATTAAATAAAATTGAAAGGGGGTGAGCAACAAAACTAATATGCCACAATATATTGACGATTACAGTAACTACGACATTCCTTCTGGAAGTGGAAACTTTCTCAAGCTCGAAGATGGTTCAAATAAAATAAGAATCTGCACAAAAGCATTAGAGGTTACATACCACGAAGATAAGGAAGGAACCAAATATTCTACAACAGTTTGTTCAGGTGATGGCTGTGAACTTTGCAAATCCGGGAAACCGAAAAAATTTAAGTATGCCTTCTTAGTCCTTAACAGGAAAGATGGTAAGCCTTATATTTATGAATCCCCGATCACAGTATTCCGACAGATTGTTGCTTATGAAACAAATGATGAATATGGTGATATCAGAAAATATGACATCTCAATCAATAAGGAAGGTGTAGCAAGAAATACTACATACACAATTATGCCTTCACCTAAGAAATCAGAACTTACTGATGAAGAAGTTAAAATGATAGCCGAATCAGGCGTTTCATTAGAAACAGCTTACGATCTAGTTAAGTAGGCTTATAGTGCGGGGGAACCTCATCCTCCGCATTATTAAGCTTATGAACATCATCTACTTAAAACAAATAATTGAAAAAGCAATCCTTGAAAAGCGTTGGCTTCGTATTGACTTCGTTTCTGCGAAAATGAAAATCACTAGAGATAGAATAATTGAACCATTTAAGTTGAAGGTAAAAAATGGAGAGGATTTCCTGGAAGCTCAATGTTATCTCCGGAATGATTACCGGGAATTTCCTCTTGTTGGTATTCAAAAGATTGAAGTTATATCTCCAGCAGACTACAAAAAATAAGGGGATGAACTCCAAACAGCAAAAGGGCTACTTTAGTTGCCTGCCCTTACAACCTCAGTAGCCTCTTGCCTGAGAACTAAGGATACTCTTGTGAAGTATTCGTAGTTACATCCATATTAGATATTTCTAAAGTCCATGTCAACTAGACAGAGAATATGTCCTGTGCAATTGCAACAATATCTTTTTCGGCGGATATATTTTCTTTTTGAAAGTCACCAGACTTGTAGAACTGCAAAGGCTTGATCTTTTTCTCAGCAATACCTTGGTCAAAATAAGTTGTCAAAGCATTGGCAATGTCTTTTCCACTACCAAACTTGAATGTTAGTTTAACTTCTTCTTTTGTCATAATAATTCTTGTTGTGGTGAATCTTCTCTGGCAATACGAATACCATTATTTTTCTTGCTCTTGAGATTGGTCATGACAATGGGAATGTCAAGGTCAGGAACATACTCTAAGTATCTATAGCCATGTATTGAACATAGCCCTACTAAGTGCTTAGTATTATTTTTTTGTATTCTGTAACAAAGCTTTGTCAAGACTTGGCTACAATAATCTATATTACATTTCATAATGATAATTCCTTGCCACAAGAAAACTAATGTATTGCGTGTCAAGTTGTTTTAATCCGATTTTTCCCGGCAACTTTAAGTTTGTTATCTGTTCCAAACCTCCAGGTATAGAGGTGAAAGGGGTGGTTGCATAACACGAAACAAAACCCACCGCACTTTTTTATACTAATGGTTATTCCAAGCCAATCCCGATATGCTGTCGGAAGATCGCATCAACCTTTAGCCCATAGACTTCTCTGTCATCCGATCTCTATGGTTTGAATTGCAATCGGAAAAAAACGACAAAAAGGAAGTTTCTTGAAGGGTGTGGTATAATGGAGTTGTAAAGACATACCCCAGATTAAACCCTGGGGTTTTGTTTTGCAATAGGACAAAGAGTATCAAACTATAGCAATTTTTCTAGAAACGTACTATTGACAAGCTATTATCTCTAGTGTATATTAGTGTTAAGTATGAGAACTAAGAACCTTACTCTTACCACGAAAGAAAAAAGAGAGGAAATTTTTGTAACCATTGGCAGGTTAAAAACAGCTATCAAAGCAGGTTCTCCGGAGGAAAGACTTCTTGCACTTCTGGAAAAGATTAGTAATGACATATCCAACATAGATGTTCGACTGATGCACTTCGTATCTAAGATTGGAGAGAAAGATATACTATGAAAATAACAATACCACTCTGGAAATATTACTTAGTTAGACTGTTCCCATTTCTTTGTAAACATTGGGACATCCTTAGAGATTCGTATTCCACATACTGTCTTGATTGTGAAAGGAAAATACTATGAAATTAAACTATGGTAAAATCGTTGGTGATAAATTTATAAAGATAGTTAATTGGAACAAAGCTGTCCTTTGGATGGCTAGAAAAGTTTCTGTGAATTTAGCTGATTCAATTAAAATCATGGACAATCCTGTGAATTTTGTAGAGTTCCATGACAGAGGTGGGGATGGTAGTATAACCATAAGAAGGGCAACAAAAGAAGAAGTTGTAAAGGCTTGGAAGAAGGAACAATACGGACAAGAACCACAATATTATATACCGATAGAAATATTTAAGATTGTAAAATGAAAAAACTAATCATAGAAAAAGGTAAGGCATTTAAGATAAATAAAGGGGATAGATATCTTCTGATTATGCCGGATGATGCTAAGATTACAACCATTGCTCCGGCAATAGCAAAGTTCTTTGATCCAGTCCCGGTCTTTGTTCTGATTGCTAAAGATGTAACACAAATAAAACTAGCTGAATTGATAGAAGAAAAATGAAAAAAATACTAAATAAACTAATAATATTCATCCGTAGATTACTTGGTCTTTGTATCTATTGTGGTCATCCACTATTTGCTTGGAGTTGGAAGAAACATTTCTGTGATAATCCATATTGTGAACATAATGGAGAGGACCAATAATTAAAAACTTAATTTGCGGGAGTGGTTACTAAACGGCACTTTAGTATGTTGGCTTGAATATTCAACAACTTACCACTTCCGTTAATTAGGCTTTTAATAAGCTCGAAATGGGGTGAATAATTTATGAAGAAATTGTTTAGCATTTTATTAGTAGCAGGAGCATTGTTGATATCAGTTAATAGTGCATCAGCAAACCAGTTTCCAGAACCATCTGAACCAGTTTGTGTAGAAGGTCAGGTTGCAATTGAAAACGACGTTGAGTTTGAACAACATAGGTCAACTTACAGGTGGCACATTGTAAGCCAAACTGAAACTGAAGTTACTTATAGGTTGCAAAAGAAAGAATGGTCTTGGTTTTGGGGTCAGTATTGGGACAATAAACATGAAACTAGAACTTTTGACATTCCAACTTGTTTGACAACACCAGTCTGTAATGATCCAGGTGGAGCAAACTACGATTCAGTACTTGATAAGGGGGAATACCATGATGCAAGTGTCTGCACACCACAGACTTTCAATCACGAAGGCGGTGTTTCAGCTCCAGCTTTGCCAAGTTGTGAATCCCCTGTTTGGGCACCAACACTAACTTATTTAGGTCACAAGGTTGACGAAAACGGAAATAACATTTTTAGTTATACTTGGACTAAGGTAAGGGATGACGTACACAACTATTTTGTGTGGTCAGGTGCATCAAAGGATAATCTTGATACAGCAGTTTTGCATAATGGCGAAACCATTGATGTA